AACCACTTTGGTATGGATGCTAAAGTCGGCCCCGACAAGGACGGACCCCGACAAAATAGCAGCGAGAGAATTAGACGATGGCAACGACAGATCCGATAACAAACCCGATAACTGATCCGGCTGAGCCGACTTGGTTCAACGACATGGTCACAGACGACACGCCTCCCGAGCGCGTCGAATTCTTAAAATCTTTCGACACGCAGGACGCGCTGATCGAGTCCGCGCAGAGCGCGCAGAACGCAAACTGGCGGGACGCCTTTGCCGGCGAGGACGACAAATTCAAAACCACGCTGGAGCGATACAACACGCCAGCAGATCTGGGCAAGGCCTTTCGTGAGCAAAAAGCCACTATCTCCAGTGGCAACCTCAGGCAGACGCCTGATGAGAATGCAACGCCTGAGGATCTGGCCGCATTCCGGGTCGCGAATGGAATCCCGGCCGAAGCCGCTGGCTACCTTGAAAACCTGCCCGAGGGGTTGGTCCTGGGCGAGGAGGACAAGGATCTGTTTGAAAACTTCGCAGGCGCCATGCACGAAATGAACGTCGAGCCGGCCGTCATGCACAAGGTCATTGACTGGTACAACGGCTTTGCCGAGGACCAGCAGGACACCATGGCCGAGATGGACAATGGCCACCATCAGGAGACCGAGGACGCGCTCAGGGCCGAGTGGGGCAGCGACTATCGTGCCAACATCAATCTGGTTGGCTCACTGATCGAGACCACGTTTGGCGAGGAGAACGCCTCAGCCATCCTGAATGCTCGAGATGCCGAGGGCCGCGCGCTGATGAACATTCCCGGTGTGCTCGAAGGGCTCGCGGATATTTCACGCAAGATCAACCCGGTGGCGCAGCTCGCACCAGCGACCGGCCGCACGGCAGATCAGACGCTCGAGGACGAGATCGCGGACCTCGAGAAATTTATGAAGGACGACCGCAAAGCGTACAACAAGGATGAGAAGTCTCAGGCCAGACTGCGGGAGCTGTACCAGATCCGCATTGACCATGAGGCACGGAAAACGGCATAAGGAGCAGTACCATGGGTGGACCAAGAGATCCCGGCGAGCACATTGACTCGCCACAACCGGCGCACATTGACGGCGATCCGGTAGCGACCGAGGAGCCGGATAGCACCCCGGATCCGGCCGAGGACGAGGCCGAAGTCGAAACGGAGAGCGACGATGGGGTCGAAGAAGAAGGGGCCTAAGGGCCCTCAGGGTGCCGCGGCTTACGCGGCTGCTGTCGAGAGACACGGCCTGACAACGGTCGTGGATGACACGCGCAAAAAGGTCAGGAGAAAGAGGCCCGACTACAAGCGCGCAAATACACCATTATCAGACGCAAGGAGCCGATGATGCCTAAGAACTATGGATATGGAGTGAAGCCAGCCAAGGCTTCCAAGTCGATGAAATATGGCAGGTCAAAGCGCAAGGGCGCGAAAGCGAAAACCTCGAAAAGTCATAGCGGCCCCAAGACCGTGATGTCGAAAGGTTACGGGGGCTACTGATGGGCGGGTTAATCAAGAAACTCAAAAAGTCGGACAGACTCAAAGGCATTCCTGCAGCAGGGGGCGACTCAAAATCGTTCACTGGCATCAAGTCTGGCGATCGTGGATCCAACGTCCCGGCGAGCGAGGCGAACGCGAATCGACGTCCTGGGCGCCGCGGTGCTGACACGCCACTGGGTCCGGGCCGGCAGAGATTGTAATGGCCGAGTCGGCGCCAGTCACGACCTACGTCAAGGGCGGCAAGCGCCGCCATCCGGCCAGCTATCGCAAGCCGCCGCATAAGACTGTGTTCAAGAAAAGCAGGTCCACCACTGGCGGCACCAAGCATTCAGGCAGCATCAGCACCAGCTCAGGAGGAGCATGATGGCAGCACTATCGCCTACGGGTGGAGCAGGAGTATTTGAAAAGGCGTTTGGCTGGTTCGACTCGTCCCGGCCAAAGACTACGGCATTCCAGAACTTGTCCAACAAGGGCAAGAACATGACCAAGGCTGAGCGCGAGGCTTTTCTGGCTCGAGAGGACGCCAAGCAGGCCACAGGAAACGGTCTAAAGGCGAACACACCCTTGTCATCTCGGTACGCCTGAGGTAAATTCGGCACCACGACATTAGTCAGATACCCTGCCTTTGGCAGCCCTGACGCCTCCCGGCTCCTGACGCCGACCTTGCGGCCCCGCTCTGGATACCCCGCAAACCAGCTAATCAGGCTACCCCGACCAGTCGATAGATGGATCTATTCACTTATCTGGGAGAGCCGTAATGGCCGAAACAGCGTTTCAAATTCAATACCGGCAGGAATTCATCGCCGCGTTTGAGCAGCACCAGTCGCTCCTTCGGGAGAGCACGACCACGGAAGCTGTCATCAAAGGCAATCAGGCGACGTTTCTGGTAGCCGGCTCTGGCGGCGCAACCGCCAAGACACGCGGCGTGAACGGGTTGATTCCTGCTCGCGGCGACGATCTCCAGCAGCCTGTGGCTACGCTGGTCGAATGGCATGATCTCGTTCGCAAGACGGATTTCAACATCTTCGCTTCGCAGGGCAACCAGCGCGCGATCATGCAAATGACCTGCATGGCAGTCATCAATCGCAAGATTGACCAAGACATCATCACGGAGCTGGCAACCGGCACGGTCAACACTGGCGCAGCCGCCGCACCTACGCTGAACCTTTGTCTCGAGGCTAAAACTCGCCTCGGTCAGGCAGATGTTCCGTATGACGGCCGCATCACCATGTTGGTCACGCCTAACTTCGAGGGCGTGATGCTGACCCTGGCATCGTTTACCTCTCGAGACTTCACGCAAAACGGCCCGATCGACAATGTGCCGGAAGCGTGGCGCGACCGCCAACAGACGTACAAGTGGCTCGGAATGAACTGGATCGTGCATCCAGATCTGCCGGGTAACGCGACGGCTGACGGTGATTGTTTCGCGTATCACCAAAACTCGATCGGCCATGCTTACAACGCCGACAACATCGAGGCGCGCGCGGGGTATGACGAGGAGCAGGACTACAGTTGGTCTCGCTGCTCGATCTACATGGGCTCACAACTGCTGCAGAACAGTGGCGTCGTCGTCGTGAACGTAATCGACAACACGCTCATTGCCTAAGGCTGAGGAGAAACTAAAGTGGCATACGCAACAGGAAGTTTGAACCTCTGCCAGCCTCGAATGGGTGAAGGCCTTGACGCTGGCAGCCTGAGCTTTGCAAAGTACGATTACATCTCTGCTGACCCGGTGCTTACGGTGATTGGCGCGGGGTATATCGACGACGGAAACGACAAGGGCATTCGTGTCAATGATGTCGTCTGCGTTGTTGATAACAACCTCGGTCTCGTAGATTTGTGCATCGTCACGGTGGTTACTGCTGCCGGTCTCGTAACGATGGTCAACGGCACGTAATTGACGTAGGACCTGAACTGGCGCGACAATGCGAGGGCGAGACTCATCCGGGTCTCGCCCTTTCTTGTCACGGAGACTGAAAAATGTCAGAACCAGCAACAGCAGAAGCATTACCCGAGCAAGACGCGGAGCAGCCTGAGGCTGTCCACACCGCGAAGCCGATTACCGAGGGCCGCATGGGCCTCGAGGTCGAGAAGTCAAACCGCTGGCGCGTCGATCTGCCGATGGGTGTCACCCCTGAGGACTGCATGAATGAGTCTTTCTGGCAGCACGTTGCCAAGGTGTTTCGCCCCGGCGACGAGATCGTCTGCTTACCCGATAACATGGAGTGGAAACTGGTCCTGCACGTAGTTGGTGCCGGCCGGCTTTATGCCCACGTTGTTCGCGAGGAGCTCTACGAGCTGGCACCACTGGAGGCAACCATCAAATTGCCCTCGATCTACGAGGTCAAATACACTGGTACGCATCACAAGTGGGCCGTCATTCGTGAGAGCAAGCCTCTCAAGGACGGTTTTGAGACCGAAGATCTTGCTCGGCGGTACGCGCAGAATCACGAATCTGCCGTGCAACGATAAGCCGATCAAGGATTGAACATTTGCGCAGGGATGCGCAGGCCTGGAGTAAGAAATGACTGACAAGCTCTCGATCTACAACGGCGCTCTGACCATCCTTGGCGAGCGGAGACTGGCGACTCTCACTGAGAATCGCGAGCCCCGCTACAAGCTCGACGACATCTGGGACAACGATTTCGTCAACCGGATCCTGCAGATGGGCCAGTGGCAATTCGCTCAGCGAACTGTGCAGCTCGACTCCAGCCCCTCGATCACGCCATCATTCGGCTACATCTTTGCCTTTGAAAGTCCGGTGGACTGGCTCAGGACGATGGCCGTCTGCTATGACGAGTATTTCCAGATCCCGATTACCAGATACTCCCGCGAGGGCGCGTTCTGGTTCTCGGACGCAGACCCGATCTATGTGAAATACGTCAGCAATGACAACCAGTTCGGCGCTGACTTCGCGCTCTGGCCAATGAATTTCACCGAGATGGCCGAGCACTACATGGCCATGAAAGTGGCACCACGCCTGACCGGCCTCGACTACGACGCCAACGAGCTCGCTCGCTGGTACAAGATGTGGCTCGGTGAAGCGAAGGCGGTCGACGCCATGGAGGAGCCTGCGAAGTTCCCGCCAAAAGGCGGTTGGGCTCGGTCTCGGCAAGGATTCCGCAATGCCGATTTCGACGGTGGTTCACGCAATCAACTGATCGGATAGGCCATGAGCATAGGCGAAAAGGTCCTCCTCGCATTCAACCGAGGCGTCGTTTCAAAGCGCGGTCTGGCCAGACTGGATCTCGAGCGAATGTCCATGTCGGCTGCTCAGCAGACAAACTGGATGCCTCGAGTGCTCGGCTCGATGATGCTCAGACCGGGCATGAAAATGATCGACCAGATGTATTCCGAGGACCGCCCCAATGGCAACCTCACTCGGCAGATGCCGTTTGTTTTCGGTGTTGATGACACGACGCTGATCGAGTTTGGATCAGAGCGAGGCATCGGCGCCGACCAGCGCGGCAAGCTCCGGTTCCGCGTTAATGACGTCCTGCTCGTCAGGCCGACTGTCAGCACAACCATCCCTGATGGCGATTTCACATCCACTTTTACGTTCTCTCAGTGGAACGATGATTCGGACCTGGGTGCCACGGCCGCGATCGGTAGTGCCGCCACGCCGAATTTTACCTGCAACCTGACCGGCACTGGCGATGCCTTTGCCAAGATCACTCAGGAGATCTCGGTCGCTGGTCCAGATCAGGGGGTCGAGCACTCGATGGACCTCCATGTCATCACGGAGTTTGTTCGGCTGCGTATTGGCACGACAGTAAACGGCGACGAGCTGGTCCGCGAAACGAATCTCGGCCAAGGCCGGCACAACATCGCTTTCATACCGCCCGGAGCGAGTTTTTGGATCGAGCTGGCCAACAGCAGCAATTACACCGCGGTCTGCGATGACTGCGAGATCTTCCAAAGCGTTCAGCAGATCGTCCAGTTTGAGACCGGCTGGAACGACGAGGACGACATCGCGGCTGTGCGGTGGTCCCAGTCCGGTGACGTTATCTACGTCATCTCGCGAAACCTGAATATGCAAAAGATCGAGCGCCGCGGCTACATAGATCCCAATGGCGTCGTCGTTCGCAACTCTTGGTCGCTGGTGGCCTACGGGCCCGAGGACGGCCCGTTCCAGACGCTCAGCACAGATGGCTCGACGGTAACAGTGAGCGCCATCGAGGGCGATATTCAGGTCCAGTCCAGTGCCGATATATTCGATGCCTCGATGGCCCCAGACGAGCACCGGGCCGGCGTCTTGATTCGTGTCGCCTCCCAGGGTCAGGTCGTCACCGAGGCGGTCAATGCTGCGGACGAGTTCTCCCCGACGATCCGCGTCACCGGCAACGGCGAGGCGCGGCGTTTCGGCATCATCATCGAGAATATGCCTCCGGGCATCGGCACGATCACGGTGCAGTTCTCCATCGGCTCGGACTCAGGCCCGTTCAATGACCTGACGCCGCAGTACACTTCCAACACCAACACGACTTTCCTCGATGAGCAGGACGGTCAGATCATTTTCTATCGCATCGGCGTGAAGGCTGGCGATTTCACAGCCGGCCCGATCAACTGCACCCTGAGCTACACTGGCGGCTCGCGCACCGGCATTGCCCGGATGACCGGCTTTACCACATCGAAGCTGATCGACGCCTACGTGATTGAGCCTTTCGGCTCCCTGCTGGCGTCAAAGGACTGGGAGCTCGGTGAGTGGTCTGGGTTCGATGGCTTTCCCTCGACCGTCGACATCCATGAGAATCGGCTCTGGTTCGCTGGCAACGATCGCATCTATGGCTCGGTGTCGGACAACTACGAATCGTTCGATGACGAGACCGAGGGCGACTCTGGCCCGATCAATAGAAACATTGGCTCAGGCCCGATCCGCATTATCAACTGGCTCAAGTCCTTTGGCAGGCTGCTGCTCGGCACCAGCGAGAATGCTGCAGACGTCGAC